GGGAAATCAATCCGACCGTGTTGGTGTTGACCACACCAATTCCAGTATCAATCGGAGCAACCGGAACAATGTCTTCTTCCATCTTGGCGGTGATGCCAAACCGGGCATTTAAAGAGGCTGTAAAGCCCTCAGAAGACGCGCTGGCAACTTGGAAGGGGTTAGCCATTGACTCAACCAAATAACCCGTTTTAAAGCGATCCAAGCCCGTTGCTGCGTCAATAAATGGGGTGTTTGTAACATCCGATTCGGCGGCACTCAACATCGAATACTGTTCGACGTTAAGAATGCGACTTTCCAAGGATGCGACTTTCTCCATCGTATACCGAGTAATCGCCACTCTCTTGAATCGAATGGTGTTCAGTCGATAGGTGTATGCCGGAACAAAAGCATGTGCCAATGCATATAATGTGGTTGGGACAACAGGGGCCTTTGGATTATCGGATGGAGTGCCGTTTACAACAACCATTGCCCCCTGCTTGTCAATACAGACCACATCAATCCGGGGGACATACTTCTGGACACTGGTTGTAATGAAGGTATCTGGAACCACTGCACTGGAGGACATGCCAACCGTTTTGCGGAAGTCAATCGAATCCCGCAGGGAATATGTCCGCCCAGTATAGGACGATCGATAGGATGGGATCAGGTCATTATCCAATGAAGATGGATATGAGTCAACGCTGAAGAAATCCCCAGCCGAATGACTGAAGTATTTGTAGGTGACCAACATAGAGCCGGTTGGCGTGGTGAAGCCATTCTTCAGACTCAGAGATGAAATACCATACTCCGAGTCAGTCTGTCCATTATTCAGAGAGAATCTGCTGGTTACATCCACACCATCCAAGATAATGGTATCAATCTGATAGACATCAGCATGAGAAAGCATAACCGAGTTACCGGCAGCATAGGCTCCGCTATGGGTGGTTATTGTCTTGATGCGTGGAATTGCATCATTCTTCTGAACCTGACAATAAATCGTCACACCACCGGCAGGGGCTGCAGTTGTTCTATTAACCGTCGTGCCACCAGAACCCATCGAATACAATGAATTGGTATCAACTCCGGTATTGGTCAATGCAATAAAGGTTCCTGTTTCGATAGGAACCAATGTCCCAGAGGATACCGAAGCAGTAGTTCCGCCAGACGGAATTGACAAAACCACCCAGTTGGTGAATTCCATGTCATATGTGTTGGTGGCATCTTTCAATGCCTTGGTTGCTCTATTTGGCAGAGAGAAAACCAATGACCCTGAACCAGTCTTTCCGATCATGGTCTTGGATTGGATTGTGGATGTTGCATTGGGACCAACGACTGTATCACCAGCCTTGGGGGCAGTAGTGGCGCTGTGTTTATGCGCATACAGCATACCCGATACAGTATCATAGAAACTGACGGTAGCAACCCGATCGGTTCCGTTGAACGTAATCACATCACCCGCAACAAAAGCACCCGCAGTCACGGGAGCAGAGTATTCTCCAACTACCTTGGACACAAAGTTAGCAGATGCCATGCGAACTGAGCCAATATCATCATATGAACCGGTTGTCAACACCAAGTCTGTGATATAAAGTTTATAGATGGGATGCAGAGAGCCATCGCCAACCAAGTAATCCAGACCCAATACCTTGGCGGTTCCCAATTGATTGCCACCGGAAACATCGGATGTATCCCAGAGTTGGATGGTTTCGCGAGATTGGATATCCAATGCGCCCCTTGGATCAGAGACCATCAAGAACTGACCCCACGATGGCTTGATGGTAACTTTATCCTGCATCACATGAGGCAGAGTCCGAGCTTTGTCTTGGATGCTGCGCTTGCCCGCCAGATTTTCCACAGCCAATCCACGAACGTATGCTTTACCAGCAGTCAGTTCATAGGAAAACTTACCATAATCACCATCAACAAACAACCCACCATTGACGCCATCTTTTTTGTGTTCACGGACACTAACCTTCAGGCCATTGACCACATAGTCGCCGGATTCATCATAAGTCCTCTGAGCCAGAGACTTCTCAAATTCAGAATACTTTGGTGTGTTGAAATGCTCCAGCAACTCGCCGTTGTCATACCGCATCAACTCAACATAGTCTTCGGTCAGTGCGCTACCCAGAGGAAGTGTGGTCAATTCCAATGACAATTTCAGACGATCAGCACCGGGAGCGGCAAAGTTGTAGCTACCTTGCGCCGGATCAAGAAGAGTCTCATCCTCAGAATTATCAACAATAACCTGATTGATCTTAAACAGGACATGACAGTGAGGAATGCTATTGTATTTGGATATGACAATAGATTGCTTGGGAGTAGAAACAAATGTTCCGTTGACATAATAGACCCCGGCATTGACAAACGCCATAGACCCAGTTCCGGTTGCTCCGGAAGTCTGAGAATATGTGGCGATTGTGGGGATTGATTCAATCCGAATGATCTCATTGGAATCAAACGCCAATTTACCATTGGGAACACCGCCGGTTGTGCCGCCAGAGGTATAGCTCAGATACAGAGTTGCTGGGTCGGTGTCGGTAGCCGCCACATATTTCTTGACAAACGCCTTGACACCAGAGGAATCACCAACAACAATCCGACCCTCAAACAGGCTGAAGTCAACAACGGAACCGTTGTATGTGGATGTAACTTTGACAAAAGGAACAATCAATTCAGAAAAAGAATTTCCGGGAATGACCAAAGATCCCTGACGAAAAACATGATTACCAAATTGAGCAATCTGGTTACGCAGAATCGTCTGACTCTGAGTCAGTTCACGAGCCTGAACAGGCAACCCCGGCTTGAAAAGAATCTGATGATAATTCTTCAGAGGGTCAAAGTCATCGAAATATGGGGTCGTGTTTAGCGGCTGTGCCATCTGAATTATTCTTTACAGTGTAATGGTTGTCTTGACCAAGATGTTCTGCTCATCGGTTATGATGAAAGGAACCTCGTCGGAAATATAAAGTAGCTTTCCGGAGTATTTATCCAGTAAGGGCACACTCAGGATGTTCTTGACCAGATAGGAGCGTCCAGTATCTATTTCCGCTGCCAGAGAATCAATTGCCGCATTCCTGTCCGTCAGTCTCTGGATAGTAACGGTGGTTGCTGCCTGATCAATCGACACCACTCTATATCGAATTCCATTGCTGACCAGAATCTCATCCTCAACTAAACCAGCAACACCATCCAATCCAATCACATAAACTGCCAAGTTGGCCTCAAGTTTAAACTTGCGTCCAGAATTCAGATATGCTGGATTCTTCAGAATGCCATACTGGCGATATTCTTGTTCGGTCTGGAACTTTTCCATACCATGCTCTTTTTTCATGGTGGAGACAATTGCAACTTTCCGACCGTTCAATTCGGAAACGGCATCTCTGCCATGTCCACGATGGGGAGGCAGAATGATATATGCGGACGCATCAACAGAACCCAGTGGAGCAACGGGTCGCAATGGGTCATTGAAGACAACCGTTGCTGTAGAATACTCAGAGCCAACGGAATCAACAACGACTTCGGTGATTACCCCATTGACCATCTCCAAGTGAGCCGTGCAGCCAACACCATCACCAACAACGGATACCGTGGTTCCGATGGAGTAATTTGTCCCGCCATTGGTCAATTGAATTGAGTAAATCGCACCGGGAACTGCAGTCTGCTCAACAATGGATTGGTTGGATTGGAAGTCAGATGTTGACGTGATTGGCTTCAATGTTGCGCCGGTTCCAGATCCATAAATGACGGTCTGGATGAATGTATATCCAGTTCCGGCATTTTCTACAATAACAGATACCAACTCACCATTATAAACCACTGGAGTCAGGACAGCGCCTTCGCCATCGCCAGCCACGGTAATTGTTGTTGCAAAATCCGTTGGGTAGTCTTTTCCGGGATCTTGAATAACCACCCGGACAATCTTCCCATCAACCACCACTGCAGTCATCAGCGCAGTAGGATTACCAAAGGCACCTGTCCCCGGAGTAGCCCCCGGAGCAACACCAACAGTCAGCAGCGGAGCCGAAGAATAACCAGAACCAGCATCAACAATGGTCACATCCAAAATTTCCCCGGTTGTTCTGGAAATCTGAGGAACCAATACAGCCCCTCCGATAACAGCCGATATGGTATCCGACGTTGTATATCCAACACCGCCATTGGTTACGGTTACTGATTGAACAACACCACCAACAATAATGGGGGTCAGTTCAGCACCAACGCCGAATGCAGTATTGGTGACTCTAACATCACATCCAGCAGAATATCCAACACCGCCATTGGTTACGGTTACTGATTGAATAGAACCTGTCAGTGGATGAACCACCAAACCAAATGTTGCACCGGACCCAGAAGCACCAGTATTATCAACCGCAATGTATGTCATCTGAACATCGGAATATCCAGAGCCACCATTGGTCACCAATACGCGCTCAATCGCGCCCCTGTCATAGAACGAGTCAGACAGTGCCGTCTGCACCGGCATGTTAGTCAGGGAAAGAAACTTGGTTCTTTTAAACGGGGGGATACTATACATGAATTTCCATGTGTATCCATCGGCAGTCTTGGTATGGCTGAATGATTGTCCGGTTGGCTTAACCGTAGACTGAGCGCCACTTTTATTGTCCAAGCACTTATAGACGTTGTATTCATCGGTCATGCAATAGAATTGCTTTCCGTTCATATCAGAAGTATGATCCCACTTGTCAAACACGGTTCCCGTCTGCCAGTTATAACGAGTCGTCACCAAGGAAACATCGTTGTGTGATATTTTCCTGAAGTAAAGGGCGTTTGATCTCAAGGCAAAATCAATCTGAGATGAATTCGGCTGTGGGGATGTCCCCGGAACATCCAAACCTCCCCATGCGTCAACCTTACCCAAAAAGTAATAATACGTGGAATTCAGTAGCTGAATATCATCCAAGAAGGCATTAGCCAACTCGGTGTGAAATTCGCCCCTAAGCGATTGTGTTGCCATTCAGCCCCCTCTCGTATGTCTTTTGGAAATCAGATGTTGGTGATTGTCCAAGTTACCGTCAGAGAGTCGGAAGCATCTTTGTTGAACACACCAAAAACAGTGCGAGCCAGCATAGTCCCCGCAGAAACATCATTGAATATACCAGCTTCGGTAATTGCTCCTGTGCAGTTACCAGCAGCAAATGTTGCCGCATAAGCAATTGAGTTTCCGGTAACCGTGGTGGTCATAGAGGCGCGAGTGTTGGTTCCGCCAACAAACTCACCCAACAATCCAGTATGTCCGGAGACAACGGGGACATTGCTTGATCCCATCGCCATATGAGACATGGCTGCTGGGGAGTTGGTCGTCTTAGCCATTGACTCAGTGATGAACACCTTGCCGGTATAGACCACCATGTTTGGAACGGTTGCCTGCTGCTTGATAGCACCGAAGGCGTCCCGCAATACAATCGTAAGTTCGCCAACAGACTTGACAGAATCGTTCATCATTTCCAGTTCTCCGATAGAGATTTTTAAGTAATTGTTGTGATGATTTCGCGCAGAACAAAGTCGGCATCAAAATAATCTTCTCCGTTATACAAGACACGATCAACGGTTGTCGAATCCGACATAGTTGACTCTACGGTGTCGCTATGATACTTAGACACACCACGAGAAACAAAGTCAATTGATGTCTGAGACTCGCTCAGCTCCTTCTGAACATGCTTAGTCAGCAGAGTATCTTCTGTTGCAAATGTATCAAACAGCAGCATCTTATCCACGGACATTGTTCGGGTCACGGATATGTCTGGAGTCAGGTCATAATCAAATGACTTCTGCAACTCAGCAAAGAATTTCGTTCCGGCTGGATGCACAATGGACATGGCATTGCGATATTCTGCAATATCATGTCCCGTGCGAATCACATAGGAATAAAGCTGATAGAAGTTGTTATCCTGAAGTCGAATCAGAGGGTTGGAAATTTTACCGCGCTCTGAAAGGAATTCGCCGCGAGTCTTGGTGATTGAATCAAATACAACCACAAACATGGCTCTGGAGTCAATCCATTCCTGAATAGATACATCCTCAATGAGAGATTGACTGACAATGCCAAAAGTCTCTTGTTTGGCAAACACAATCCTGCCGGTATACGTGGGGTCAACATAATCTTCCCCAAAATACGACTGGGTATCATGGACGCTGGCAAATCCAACCAAGGATTCCTCAATACCGTTAGTGTCATCGGTAATTGTCAATTGATGATCAAATACCGTTGGGTTATAAGAAACCAGAGTCTTGTCAAAGTAAACAGCAGTTCCACTGGGTTTATTTGGGAATGGGGAAATCACCAGCGTCTGATTTACCGTATGTCCCATGCCATGTTGGATAACCTCAATCTGCTTAATCTTGCCGCCCGTGGTGATCTTAGTGACGCGACAGAGGGTATCTAACCGAGTTCCGGGAATTGTAAAGATTGAACCAACCTGCCAGTATTTTCCGCCATCAATAATTTCAATTCGCGCTGGCGACTGAAGAAGACGCCCAACAAAAGTCCGGACCGATTGGATGTTGTATGTATAAAAAATCTGGGAAGAATCAACCTTCAGACGAACTTTACTGTCAAAATAAACACGATACGTCTTGATGGACATATCTGGGTTTAATTCATCCGGGACAATCTGCGATGGAGTCAGATTGAACTTGCCATATTGGTTTTCAAATGTCAATCTGAAAACGGTTCCGTCAATGGGCAATGTCCCATCAATAGCCTCAATTGTGACAAATACATCCTGCCTCCAGACACCATCGGATGCGCGAAGGATATTGTCGGATGGATAGTCAATCGTAATTGATTCATCAAACA